ACGGTAACGAAACAATAGTTACCTTTGATCACAGTGAGGTGTCACCCACCACTAACGGACACAAGATAGTGCAGGACGCTTTAGATAAGGCTACTGTACTGATAGGCCACAACATCAGTCATGATCTTGTATGGTTGTGGGAGTCAGGATTTAAGTACTATGGTGCTGTGTTTGATACTATGATGATGGAGTACATCGTTCAACGTGGTATCAAGCAGCCACTGTCTCTTGAAGCATGTGCTGAGAGATATGAGTTAGAGACTAAGAAGCAGGACACTCTTAAACAATACTTTAAGAAGGGTAAGTCTGTACGTGACATACCACATGCAGAGTTGTCAGAGTATCTTAGTGCTGACTTACATGCAACACAACAACTGGCACATGAACTTAACATAAAACTCAATAGCACCAATGATGTAGGTCTTAACAAGATTAGGTACTTGACTAATATGATGGTGGTTGAGCTATCAAAGATACACATGAGAGGATTTAAAGTGGATAGTGACGCACTAGAAGAGGTGCGTATCACATTTGAAGAGGAGAGAAAGGAGATAATAAAGTACTTAGATGTTAAAGTAAGAGAACTTATGGGTGATGTACCCATCAACTTGAGTAGTCCAGAACAATTGTCTACTCTTATTTATAGTCGTAAGCCTAAGAATAAAACAGTGTGGATGAACGCACACGAACCTTATATGTCTGATGCAAGTTTCAAAGACTTGGTGCGTGATGAGACTGACATAGTTTATAAGGCTAGTTTAAAGCAGTGTAAAACCTGCTATGGTTCAGGCAAAACAAGAAAGGTAAAGAAGGATGGCAATCCGTTTGCTAAAGAAACAAGATGTCCCACGTGTAATGGTAATGGTTATCACGTTATTCCTACTAACACCATTGCTGGTCTAAAGTTTGTACCTCCTAGTGCTAAGTGGGCTACAGCTAGTGGCTTCTCCACTAACAAACGTAATCTTGAGCTACTAGCTAATGCTGCGAGAAGAAAAGATATGCCAGAGGCTCTTGAGTTTTTGGAGAAGGTGCAAAGGTTGTCTGCACTGGACACATATCTTTCTTCTTTCGTGGGTGGTATAAAGAATAATATTAAAGCTGACGGTATGCTACATGTTAAACTAAACCAGCACATGACATCTACTGGTAGGCTAAGTGGTAAGGAGCCTAACATGCAGAACATGCCTAGAGGTGGTACGTTCCCTGTCAAACGTGTATTTGTATCACGCTTTGATGGTGGGCATATCGTTGAGGCTGACTTTGCTCAACTAGAGTTTAGAGTCGCAGCTTTCCTGTCTCAAGATTCTGTTGCAATACAAGAAGTTACAGAGGGTTTTGACGTTCATGCTTATACTGCTAAAGTTATATCTGATGCAGGGCAACCTATGAGTAGGCAGGAAGCTAAAGCACATACCTTTGCACCACTGTATGGTGCTAGTGGGTATGGTAGATCAGAGGCAGAGGCTACATATTATACTCACTTTAATGAGAAGTATGAGGGTATCGCAAGATGGCACAAGTCTCTTGCCAAAGAAGCACTTAACACTGGAAAGATACGCACACCGTCAGGCAGAGAGTTTTCTTTTCCTGATGTAGTACGTAGTCCTAGAGGTAGAGTAAGTCACTTTACCCAAATTAAAAACTATCCTGTGCAGTCATTTGCTACAGCAGACATAGTGCCTGTGGCACTGTGGCAATTTGATCACATGTTGCGTAATAAAAAGTCTTGCGTTGTTAATACTGTGCACGATAGTATTGTTATTGATGTTCACCCCGATGAGTTAGATTGGGTTGTGCATGTAGTTGAAGATACTAATAACAATCTTAAGAATATAATACATGAATGGCTTGAAGTAGACTTCAATGTTCCTCTATTATTAGAGGCAAAAATAGGTAATAATTGGCTTGACATGAAGGACGTTGCGTAGTATAACTATGCTCTTTTGAAAAATTGTGTAGAGGAGAAAAACACATGGCAATTATGGAATCATTAGATACTAAC